TCAGTAGATCGCATGGCAGATAAATATGTTACTCATCAGGTTGTTTTACCAAGATTAGATCAAGACGTTGATTTATTTATTAGACAAATGTGTAATTGGGCTAAGGATAAAGTAGAAAAACCCGATGGTCGAGTTGTATGGATGTATAAGAAGCTGGGAGCTGACCACTTTGCAATGGCAAGTAATTATGCTATGCTTGGAGTTGATAAGCTATCAACAGGCTCTTTGGCTGAACCTAATGCGGACGATATCTCTAAAAAAGATAAACCTATTACCGCTGGTATTTATGATAAGAAATTTTAGGAGGTCAAAGAAATATGGCAAAAAAAATAAAAGAATCTAAGAAATTCAAAGAAAGAACACGCCGAGAAATAGGCGGATCTGGAACAACTAACTTCCAAGGTATTATTGATACCGAAGAATACGTTTCAAATCTCATAGGATCACAACTTTATAAAACAATCGATCAAATGCGGTGGTCTGATGCTTCTGTTCAAGCAGCTCTTTTATTATGTGAGTTACCTATCAGATCAGCAGAATGGGATGTTGAACCAGCTTCAGAATCAGCACAAGATAAAGAAATTGCAGACTTCATCAAAAAAAATATGATGCAGGGATTATCTGTTTCATGGGAAGACACTTTACGTCAAATATTACTTATGCACCCATACGGTTGTATGCCTTTTGAAGTTATTTATAATATTACAGAAGATAATAAAATTGGTTGGGGAAAGTGGGCACCTCGTTTACCAAAAACTATTGAGAAGTGGAATGTAGGTAAGAGCGGAGAATTAGAGAGTATTACTCAGAGATTTTACAAACAAGGCAATTTAACAGAGGTAACAATCCCGTCACAAAAATTGATGATTTTTATTCACAGGCGAGAGGGTGACAATTACCTCGGTACTTCAATGTTACGTCAAGCCTATAAACATTGGTTTTTCAGAGATAAATATTACAAGATTGATGCTGTGGCTCAAGAGAGGCTAGGTATTGGTATTCCAGTGATAACTCTGCCCGACGGGTTTACTGATGATGATTATGTAAAAGCAGAAACTATGGGTAAGAATTTAAGAGGCCACGAAAGAGCTTATGTTGTAAAAAAGACAGGTTGGGAAGTAGAAATGATGGACTTGAAAGCCTCAACGCTAAAAGACCCATCTACAATGTTAGAACATCATACACGTGAAATATTAAAGTCTGTATTGGCACAGTTTGCTGACCTTGGTTCAAGTAGTGTTGGCTCATTCGCATTATCAGAGGATCAATCAACTTTATTCCTACAATCATTAGACGCTTCAGCGAAATCGATTGAGGAAGTTATCAATGATGAGATTGTAAAATTAGTGGATTACAACTGGACAGTTGAAGAATATCCTAAGCTGACACACGCTGACATTGGCACTAGGGACTTCAAATCTCTAGCAGAGGCAATTCAAACGCTAACATTCTCTAGTGTGTTAACTCCAGACGAGGGTCTTGAAGATTATATGCGTAAGGTAATGAAGTTACCTGAACGTCCAGATGATGTGCAACCAGTTGCACAGATTAAGCAAGAACAGACAGCCTTGAATATGGAAAATCAAAAGCTCGAACAGGATCAAATCAAAAAGGGTGAAAAGACAGATAAAAAGGACGTCAAAAAGGATATTAAAAAGGCAAGTGAACATAGAGAATTAACCAAAGCCGAGCAAAGAGTCAGATTTGATGAGATTAGAGATTATATGGACGAAGCTGAACGCAGACTATCTAACAAGATTTCTTCAATTATCAATCGTGAAAAATCAGCTTTAGTGCCTATATTCGAGGAAGCTATCAAGCGTAAAGACTACGCTGAACTTCATAAACTAAGATTTAAGGTTAAAAGTATGTATGTGCAGATGTTCCAAGAGGAAATGAGGAAGCTGTTTGAGTTTGGTAAATTAAAGTCTAGTTATGAGATTAAACAACCTGCACCGGCTACAATGGCAGAGATTAATGAACGGATTACTAAAAGAGCATTTTTCTTGGCTAATCGCCATGAAAGACAGCTAATGGAAGAATTAAAAGGGATTGCAGCTGTAGGAATGATGGATCCCGAAGTAACTGATGCCGAAACTTTAGAAAAGGTTATTAAGGGGTTTGAAAGATTTAACAAGAAAAATGTACCTGCTACCGCCTCTTTAGTTACTACAACAGAGATTAACAATGGCAGAATGTACACTTTTGAGAGCCAAAAAGACGAAATTTATGGTTATCAATGGTCAGCTATTTTAGATACTCATACTTGCAATTACTGTACGAGCATGGACGGGAAAGTAATCGGTACAGAGGACAAGGCGTTTCATGAATATAGACCGGGAGCGGTTCACTTTGGTTGTAGGTGTATTTGGGTAGCAATTCTTAAAGAAGAAAAAAAACCGCCTAAATTTACCGGCATACCAGATATATTAAGACCTCAATCAGTAGTAGCAACATGGGATTTTAAAGATATAAACAGTCCACTACCGGGATCGGGCGGTAGAAAAATGCCATATGGCATCGGAGTTTACCATGAGTGATAAATATGTTGTCGAAACATCAGAAAAGTTTAATCAAGTGTCACAAGATGTAGCGGTTATTAAAACAGAGATATTAGGATTGGTAAAAACCTTTGATGAGTTTAAAGACGATACTAAAAAAATTAATAAAGAGATAGACGAAAGGGTGACAGCCTCAGAAATATCTCATGGAAAATTAGAAACTAAAACTGGCAATTTAGCGATATTTCAATCAGTATTTTCTATAATTATTGGTGGAATATCAGGTTATTTAGGAATACCAAAAAGTTAATATGGAAACAATGTATATTCAACCATTTGCATTAAATTATATGTTCACATATATTCGTATGGTTTGTTATGTTCTAGTAATGCTGACCTCATTGAGAGGTATAGTTAAACGTAAATTTAATAATTTGTTATTTGTAGGCGATATCTTGATGTGTTTTGCTTTATTCATAACTTCATTCAACATTATTTCTACACAGTTTAGCCAGACATTAATTGCTGATAGAGTTATTACTCCCGGTGCAATATTATGGGCGGGAATACATTTTTACGATTTTATCAAATTTGATAATAAAGATTAGCAATATTATTGAATTATTTGCATATTTATACAATCAAGGATATATTAAACAATAGTATCAATTTATTAAATCTAACAAACTATGTTAAGAAAATTAGTACCACAAATCAAGTTAAGCGAAGAAATATTCTCTGCCAATAAAAAGACCTCTGAAATTGAGATACTTCATGCAGGAATATGGGAACACCCAAATTATGGTGAAATCAAGATTACTGACGAAGATATTGACCTATTTATCCAGTCATTTAATGACAAAATTAGAAAAGTTGATATCGCAGTAGACCAAGAGCATATGCCCGAAAAGGGAGCTGCTGGTTGGTTTAAGTCCATCAGAAAAGTATTTGATGATGGCAAAACTAAATTAAAAGCAACAATAGAATGGACTAAACTTGGAACACAATTAATCCAAGATGGAATTTTTAAATATTTTAGTCCTGAATTCAATTTTGCTTATGAAGATATGGAAACTCACGAACAGTTTGAAAATGTCTTGCTCGGAGGAGCATTGACGAACAGACCTTATTTTAAGAGCCTGGCACCTGTTGCCCTCTCTGAAAATATGTTCGCAGGGTTTGCAGACAATATTAATTATTTATCACAGAAAGGAGTAAAAATGACCAAAATCGAACTCAAAGCCAAACTGGCAAAAGATTCTAAATTTGTGTTAGCTGAAGATGCTTCTAAAGAAGATAAGAAGTTATTTGCAGAAGCACAAGCAGAGTTAGCCAAGGATGCTGAGGATGCGGAAGAAGCGAGATTAGCTCAAGAAAAAGCGGATGCAGAGGTGAAAGCCAATGAAGATGCAGTAAAGGCGAGTGAAAAATTTATCTCGAAATCCGACCATGTCAAGGAAATGAATGAATTGAAGTCACAGATGGGCATTATGGAGTCCAAACTTAGATTTAATGAAGTTTCCAAGAAAATGCAAGGATATGTATTCTCTACGAGCAATCAATCAGGCGTTCTTTTACCAAAAAATAAAGAAAGTGCTATTAAGTTAATGATGGCAATGACACCTAAACTCGCAACTCTATTTTCAGAGTTCTTGAAAGGTTTACCCGCAGTTTCAGCTAAACTCTTTACAGAGGAAGGTGGGGAAGGCGAAAGTGTAGACAAACAAGATAAAATTGATGAGGCAGTTAACAAGGTTGCTAAAGACAAAGGTATGAAATATACCGAAGCATTAAAAATTGTTAGCATGGAAAATCCAGAATTATTTAAAGAATAATCTGGTTATAAATAAACGGAAATAAGAACATTAATTAGTATTTAAAAGAAAGGAGTACAAAATGAGTCAAGCATCAAATCAAATGGTCAAGTCAATGTTAGCAGGTGTGAGTTTTGCTTCAAAACAATTCTTCGCAGTTATGATGACATCGACAGACAATACTGTAATTGTTGCAACTGGTGGAGCTGCTGAAGGGACACACGTTATTGGAGTTATCCAAAACGAACCCGGTAGTGGTGAAGCTGCGTCTGTGGCGATAGGTGGAACAAGTAAATTATTGATGGCGGCTGCTTGCGATCAAGGCGAAAAAATCATGTCTGATGGAAACGGTGAGGGAACTCCTGTTTCAGCAGATACATATTCCGTTATTGGAATCGCTTTGGAAGCCTCAGACGGTGATGGATCAATTATTGAAGTTTTGCTTACACCTGGAGGTGTTGGACAGGCTGACGAATCTAATTAGTCTTTAATATCTTGTAGACTATTAAAAACAACAAGGGATATATTAATTTGAAATCATAAAGAAAGGAGTAAAATATGACATACAGCGAAATTATAAGATTAAGAGAACTTTCTCAATTAAAAGGCGAGATGAAGTTTGCTAATCCAACTGAAAGTGATGTACATCAAAATTCGGTTTTATCTGGTGTTTCTATCAGATATTCGAATGAAGAAATGATCGCTGACCGAGTAATGCCAGTCGTTCCTGTCAAAAAGGAATCTGACATGTATTACACCTATACTCGAGCGTGGAAACTTCCACAGTCTAAAAGGGCTGCCGGAGCTGAAGCTAACGAAGTAGAGTGGAATGTCGGAACAGACACTTACCAATGTGAGGAATATGCGTTGAAAGACCTTATCCCAGATCGTGTACGTGCTAATGCTGACAATCCTCTTAACATGGATGTAGACACAACTGAAAATTTGAATGATCTAATTCAACTAGGGCGAGAGAAACGAGTAGCAGATGTGGTTTTCGCATCAGGTACTTATGGTACTCAGACCTCAGCTTTATCAGGCTCAAATCAATGGAGTGACTACGCAGGTAGTGATCCTATTGGTGATGTTCGTGATGCAAAAGCAACTGTTCATGCTGCGACGGGTAAAATGCCAAATACTATGGTAATTGGTATTCAAGCCTATCTAAAGCTATTGGATCACCCAGACGTCTTAGAGAGAATCAAGTACACTCAAAAAGGTTTAATTACTGCCGATTTATTAGCTTCATTATTTGAAGTTGATAGTTTGTTAGTAGGAAGAGCCTTGTACGATTCTGCTCAAGAGGGTGTTGCTGAATCACTAGGTTATGTTTGGGGTAAGAGTGTTGCATTAGTATATGCACAAACTTCACCTGGACTAAAGAAAGTGTCTTTCGGCTATCAATTCCAAAGTCGAGGTTTTAGAACCAAGAAATGGAGAGTTGAGGGTCGAGATGGGGACTTTATCGAAACTGGAGAAATCCGTGACGAAAAAGTTGTGGCTGCTGCCACTGGTTATCTTTACACCACTGTAGTAGCGTAAAGAAATTAATAATGGGGTAGGGTCTGTGAAATACCAGATTAAATATCCTACCCCTAATAGTTAAAATCTAAAAAGGAGGAAAAAAAATGATTAAAAAAGATAAATATGCAACAATGGTAGTACATAAAGTATTAAGTAAGGCATATACGGTGGTTCAAGTATGGACTGCCCCAGATGCTCCTAGTGCTGATGGTATTTTAGCTTCAACCGCTTTGACAACTGCTATTCAGACAATCTCGACTGGTATTACAAATCCTGACTTTCCAAGGCTTTTATCAATAGATTCTGATGGAGCTGCTAGTGGAGATGTTTTAATTACAGGAACAAATATTAGAGGTGAAGTAGTTACCGATACGATTGCCTTGAATACTACGACTGAAGTCGCAGGTGTTGTGGCCTTCAAAACAATCACAAGTATTCGGTTGCCAGTTAAACAAGCATCTGAAAGTGTGTTTGTAGGTTGGCTCGATGGACTAGGTTTACAAAGTATCCCATGGTCTACCGAGGTAATTTCTGAGGATAGTGGTAACGCTACTGATACTGGCGGTACTGTCTTAACCAGAGATTCAGATGAAGTTGAAAAGTGTATTTTTGATCCAACAACCGAATGTGACGCAAGTACAAGCAAAGCAGTCGTCTATATCAGTACCGAGTTACCAGCCAAGGTTGGTGCTTACACTGAATAACAATTAAATTGTCAAGCTGTCACCTCTGAATAGCGGACAATAAAAATACAAATAAAATTAAGGAGGTAAAAGGATTTTTATGTCTAATCAACCAAGACTAGACCCTACTCAAATAACTCCATTGGGGTTAAGAGCTAGGGAATTTGCCAAATTTAGAAGTCCCAGAGAGGGCGAAGTCACAGTATCAACTGAAAATGATGGTAATGCTTCTTATCCCGCCTCTGTCAACGCTACTGCTAAAGATGAAACCACAGTAATCGCAACTCCCGGTGCGGATAAATGTATCAGAATTAAGACTTTAATGGCTAATAACGTGGGTGCGGATCAATTAGCAGTTTCATTCCAAGAGGGTACAACTGGCGATGAGAAATTCAAAAACTCAATGCCACAATATGGCTCAATGTGGAACTTCAACTTGATTGGTGCTTACTGGATTTTAGCTCCAAATACGACTTTTGAAGTCAATTTGGGTGCTGTTGGTAATGTAAATGTTCAAGTGGGCTACGATATTGTTAAAGCAATCCCAGTTAAAGCATTAACTGATGTTATGCCAATAAGTGAAAGTCTTGTAACTGTATCAGCATAAGGAGGTAAAATATGGCTAGAATATACCAAGATAACGATGATTCGCTAGTCTTAGCTGAAAGTCTGGCAAATAATGCGACGGCTGGTACTAGTGATTCTATTGAATTAGTAGAAGAAACAGCCAAAGTTTCAGGTAAAGTGGCGGTTGATACTCATAGTATTGCCGAAGATTTAGCAAAATCAGCCGGTATACCGATTGCTGATTCTATTACATTGGCTGACAGTCCAACCACAGCTAATGAATTTTACCGAGAACATGAGGATTCACAGAGCATAGCAGAAGCTATACAAAAAGCTATTAAGCCGTTTTTGACTGATTCTACTAGCTTTAGCGAAACAATCACTAGAATTATCCATGTTGTAGATGGAGTAGGAACTACCTTTAGAGAAGCATTATTTGATTCGCAGGTATTTGCCGAAGAAATAGTTAAACGTGCTAATTCCGGCAGAACCGACACAATGGCAGTATCAGAAGCTCTTGCTCTTGCTATTGGGGCGGGTTTAAGTGACACAATCTCTCAAACCGAAGCCGAAGTAATAAGCTTTGTTAAATCTATCTCAGATAGTATTACTTTTGATGACGGAAGTGTTTCACCAGAACCTATCTGGTGGGGCATGATTAAGTGGTCATCAGCTTGTCATGGCGGTATTTAGTATCTATAATGAAATAAAGGAGTAAAATTATGAAAATTACAGTCGTAAGAGGATCGATCAAACACAATGATCGTATTTATAAACTAGGTGAATCTCTTGAACTAGATGAAAAGGGAGCATTGGCAATCATTCATTCTGGAATCGCTGAAGAATTCGTGCAACCAGTTGCACAAAAAAACGTAAAAGTTGAGAAAGTTGAGAAAGATAAGGAAGTAGAAGTTGAGGCAGTAGAATTCGAGCCATCATTAGATTGGACTCGTCCAGAATTAAACGATTATGCTAAAGAACAAGGCATTGAAGAACCAGAAACACTTGCCAATAAGACAGAGGTTCTAAAGGCAATAAATGATAAAATTAACTAGAAAAATTAACGGTAAAAAGGTAGAACTAGATATTATTTCTTTAAACGGAAAGACTGTTTTGCGTGATACCTCCTATGCTAAACTAAAAAAACAAGGTATAACTAGAGATCAAGTAAAAGAATTTGATATTGAAGCTAACGAATTAGCTAAAATTAAAGCTAAAACCTCCAAGTAATATTTCAAAGTAAACATTTCAGGATTGACCCGTAAGGGTATATTAATTTGTAGCATTAAATGAAAGGAGGTAAATAATATGCAAAAAGGATTAAATATTGTAGGACATGGTCGTGCCTTACTTCGTGATGAAGTTGGTGCAATCAAAGAATTACGTGAATTTGATAATGTCTTTACTGATGTTGGAGATGCTCACGTGGCAGATCAGATGGCTTCAACCCCAGGCGAATCAGTAATGTCCGATATGGCGATTGGTACGGTGACTACTACTTTGACCGCTGGTGATACGCAACTAGGTGGTGAATTAGATAGGAATACTCTAACTTCATTCACTCAGGGTGCAAGTGCTGACGATAATAAAGTGGTTTACGTTGGAGATTGGGCAGCCGCTGATGGCACAGGTGCTATCACTGAAGCTGGAATCATGAACAGTCATACCGCTGATTCAGGTACGATGTTATGTGCACAGACTTTCTCAGTCATTAATAAAGGTGCAAGCGACACGTTACAAATCACCTATTTATTTGGGTCTTTTTATCGTAAGGTAAAGATGAAACTTCGTGAATTCGGTGGACACCTCCTCAGGGAGACAATACCGAGC